GGGTACGGTCCTTTGGGCGCTTCCATCATACTCGAATACCGCAACGGGCTGTTTTTGCCGGTGCATGGGCAATCTGGATTAGACCGGCTAGCGCATAAAGAGAGGGCGAAAAGCTTGTTTCTGGAGTTGTTGGGACGGTTCGATAGGCAAGGCGTTCACGTTAGCCACAGGGCCAAATCAAACTTGAATGCTCCAAGGTTGTTTGCCGAAACGCCAGAGGCACGCAAGGCGAAGATGCGTAAGGATGATTTTAGTACCGCTATGAGTGAATTATTTGCATCAAATAGTATTATGGTTGTGGAGTATCAGGGTAGTGGTAGGCACCGGCATGAGCGCCTAGTAGCGAGTACACCGCAATAAACAAGGATAGCATCCAATGGTTGAATGGGGGTCTAAAATGGTTGTGGTTCCGAGCGCGCTAGCATACCGCGCTAGCACCGCGCTAGCATGCGCTAGCATGCTGCGCTCGCATGCCCCCTCGCAAGCCCCTATAGGGGCTGCTAGCGCAGCACCCCTAAAGGGAAGCGGGCTTGCTCGTTGGTGCGAGCGCAGGCAAGGATTGAGGTCGGTTGTAAAATGAGTTCCGTCGGAGGTATCATGATATGACACAGTCAACAACGAAGGTCGTTTTGGAATGGTGTGATCAGGTGAGCCAAGCGGCGCTGATATTCGAGGCGAGATGGACGCAGGCTAGCCTTAGACGCCTCGACCCGGATCTTGCGGAGGCGCTGCACGATCAGGTCAATCTATTCACGAAGGAATGCGTCATGGGGTTGGCAAACGATATTCGCACCCATGGCGAGGCGACGGTGAGGGGATATGCCAAGGCTGTAGAAGCCATGCAGAATGCGCATATCGAAGATGATGCCTACATGCTTGGAACCGACTTGATAACGGGAACCAAGGTTGCCATCGGAACTCAAAAAGCTGCGGTGCCGCGCGTCAGGGAGATCCATGGCAACAACGTCATTTGGCTGACGCCTGATGAAGTCGCGAGGATGTTAGCCGGGTTGGAAAGTTTCAAGGCGATCGGCGCCGTAAAGAAACTGTTCCCGGGCGCAGAGGTAATCGATCGTTATCCAGAGGAAGGCAACGGGGAGGCCGTAGGGTGATGACTAAGGCAAGGGCTTGGAGGAGTACCGGGAGGAAAGAAAAACGTACCCACGGGGCTGCGGCGCAGCCTCAGGCCCTATCTGAGGACGCTATGCCAACACGGGAGCGGCTGGAAAAGGCGAGAGGGGCTTTTGAGATAGGTGGCGATGGTTCGCGCCGGATTGTCCGAATGTTGGATGCCCCGCTAGAGCAAATGCGGACGCGTGGACAATTGACGGAGAACCAATATCAGACGCTGGTACGGGTGCGGATGCATTGGTTTATTGGGTATCATGGCGGCAGCCTACAGGCGATCTATCTGGGTCGGGTGACGGCGCATAATCGGGATTATGGCATGGCTTCTAGTGAGCAGGAGATCTGGCACCGCGAGATGTTTGGAGTGGCTTTTGGCGGGTTGTTAGTGATTGAGCGTGATGTGGTGACCATGGTGGTTATTCAGGAGCGTAGTCTCGCTGAGGCTGGCACCGCGTTAGGGTATCATTCACCTTACCGCGCGCGGCAAGCTGCGTTGGAATGCTTGCGTGGTGCTGCCGCTGAAATTATGTCAGCATGGCTGACAATGGACAAAACTTGACAAAAGGGCGGAGAAGGAACCAAATCTGGTATGATCATGATTTTTGGCAATCACGCGGTTAACCTCGATATGGTCACGCGTCTATTGGAGGAACCGCCCGGAACGGTGCGGTTTCATTTTGGATCTAGTTCGTTGGCTATTAATGGCGTGACGATTGATCAGGTCTTGACTGCACAAGCTGCCGGTCAGGCTAGGGTGCTGTTAAATTGTACGGCTCATGTGTCACCATCGCCGCAGCGACAGACTAATTTTGAAATATTGCGTCTCGATGATGGATTGACGAAACATTTCGATGACGGTAGCAAGCGCGGAAACGCCTGCGGAAATGATCCACAGGCGTTGAAGTCAATCGGCAGGGGTAGCAGGGATGTGCCCTAGGTGACACGCTGCGCCACTAGCGCGTCTATAATTTCTTGGATTGATTGACCGCGTTCTAGACGCTGCATCGCTATTGCTTTTTGGATTTTAGCCATTCAGTGGCGAACAGTGAGACTTGATTGTAAATGTTCATGATGTCAGCCCTCTGGCCGTCACCACATCACGAAAACGAGAGCATTGAGGATGGATAAGTGCCTAGGGCTAAAGTGATAACCGATCTTAGAACCGTTGCGCGTTCGCATACCACTATGGCGATCAACAGGCTTGCTGGCGTTGCGCGACACAGTCCGAACGATTCAGCGGTAGTTGCAGCGTGCGTGCATCTGCTTGATCGCGGCTGGGGCAAGGCAGATCAGATGCACGTTGTCGATGGCGACATCAAGATAACGATACGCCACATCCTCGAGCACATCGATGAGCGTCCTGTTGTCGTTCAAGGCGAGACAGTGCGTTGTATCGATGCAGATACAACGAGCGAAGATGATACCCAGCCGCTTCCCAACGACAGTGACGCAACGTAACACATCAATACAACCAATGGTTTAGCAGCTAGTACCCCATGTCTACCCAACATGAGGTCTAGGGTAGGGATTGCTTTGGAGGGGTGGGGGATGACCCCGGGGCGGTTAGGCGGAATAAAATCGCCATGGGACTCCAGTACCGGTAATGGTGACTTCCACGAAACCGTAAACTGAAAAAGGAATCCGATGAAACTGCCAACGCGACGCAAACCTAAACCATCAAAGCCGTCGAAACCAAAACCGTGTTGAAATTAGTGATGGGCAGCCATCATGATCAAGGAATGGATTGACAAACCCGATTTGCTTGAGCGTCTCGCGGATCTGCACAACTTTGGTTTGACGGATACGGAGCGCTGTGAGATGCGGATGGAGGCGTTTGACGAGATCCTCAAACTGCGCGAGCGGGTAGAGGCGTTGGAGCAGCTAAATAGTTTTAGAGTTCACCAGAACAATACTCGGCCAAGGTGAAAAGGGAGGATGGAATGGACGGATGGTATGCGAAACTGCACTATCCACCGTTTTTCGTTGTGAACATAAAGGAGGATAAAATGGAAATGCGTCGTAGTATTGATAGTTTTAGGGAGGATAACAGCATGAGTATCGGAGCCTATCGCGTTCGTGAGTCGTTCAACCCGTCGCAAGACAACATGGTCGACAAGATCAAACGCTACACTGCCGACTTGATCGATCTGTGCGAGGAGATCAAGCATCTCGAGCCGCGTCTCGCGGCGCTGGCGCAGACCGCTTACGAGGAGGCGGCGATGTGGGCCGTCAAGGCGGCAACGACCAGAGAGCATGGCAAGGGTTTGCCGCCTATTTTGGGTACGGTGAACATCAAGGATCTTGGCGACAAGATGGTGAAGTAAGGAGTCGGCCCAGGTAATCGCTCCGGTCATTAACCTCAAACCGATCTGGCACAAGCGACGGGGCGGTTACCTGGTAAAATAAGGATACGCCGATGAAATGGTTTATAGCGGCGTGGGCTATCGTTTTTGCTATCATTATCCTGATGGTGGTCATCGCCAACGTCCCAGCAAGAGGTCATGACCGGCACTACGCGGTGACCAAACAAGAGAAAGATTGGTTCAACGGTCTCAAATCTGGCAAGGGGCCGTGTTGTTCGGATGCGGACGGCAACGTCTTGAAGGATAACGACTGGAAAACAAAAGACGGCAAGTACAGCGTACTCATTAATAACCAGTGGATCGACGTTCCTGATCAGGCCGTGTTGAAGGTGCCGAACCTGTACGGCCCGACCATGGTTTGGCTAGCGTTTAATTTCTCAGGTTCGGGCAAGGTGGATATCAGGTGCTTTATTCCGGGGGTCATGATGTGATGTCGCCTTCACCCGACGAGATTGCGAGCAAGGTAGTTGAAAACCTGCGTGGCTCGCCGTTAGTACTGGCTTTGTTGATCATTAATCTGGTTGCGCTGTTGGGCTTTACGTACACGTTATATCAGATTGGCTACGCGGTAGAACGTCGCGATAAGATACTAGAAAGGTGCATCAAATGACGAAATTCCTGATGGTTTGCGCCGTATCGGCCACCGCGCTTCTGGGCGGCTGCGCTTCGACCGGTGGTGTTCAGGCGCCGTTGCCGGCTAATGTTGTCGCCATCATTGCTCAGGTCCAAGGCTACGCAAAGACCTACTGCGGATTTGTCCCGACTGCGGCGACGATTGCCCAACTGATCGGCGGCGGTAATACCAGCGTGACATCGGTTATTGCGCTGGCGCAGGCGATCTGTGCTTCCCTTAATCCTGTCGTCGTGATGGCGGCGGGGAAGCCCTCTGCCGCGAGAACCATCAACGGTTTTCGTGTAACATCAGGTAAGGTAAACGGTGTCACCATCAGGGGGAGTCGAGCCTGATGGGTAGATTGAAGGGTTGGGCACATCGCCTTAACAAGATGACCGCAGAACAGCGCCGCAACGAGATCCGGCGATTGGAGCGCGTTCGGGCCTATGTCTATGACAAAGAGGCAAAACTTCAATATCTTGCTAATCTATCGTACCCGATAGATAGAAATTACGGATTACTGGCATGGCCACTGCAGTCATCACAGTAGCCTCTGGCGGCCTGTCGGTGGTCGATGTCACCGCAACCACGCCTTTGCTTGGCAAAGCGGTGACAGAGGCGGTGGCGGTGTCCGGCGTCAAGTATGGCATTGCAGTGACTAAGGTTACCGCGCCGTTGCCCGGTATCGCTGTCACCTTTGTGACACCGCCACCATGAAAGACATGTTTTTCTGGTTTTGTCTTTTGATGACGCCGTTGTGGCTCTACATTTTTATTGAGAGCACGATGCGGTGCGGTGGTATTTGTATGTAATGCCCAAGAACGTCTCGCTGCCGCATAACAACTGGATGCCGCGCCGCCACCAGATGAAGCTATGGCGCTATCTGCAGGACGGGATCTTCAAGCGAGGCGGCGGTGACCGGGCGATTGCGATCTGGCATCGCCGGGCCGGTAAAGACGAAATCATGCTGCACCATTCAGCGGTCGCACTCTGGGAGCGACCGGCCTCTTACTGGCACTGTCTGCCGGAATTTTTGCAGGGACGCAAAGCGATCTGGACGGCGGTTAATGCGCATACTGGAAAGCGGAGGATTGACGAGGCCTTTCCGCTCGCGATGCGTGAGACCACAAATGATAACGAGATGTTTATTCGTTTCAGGAACGGCTCGACATGGCAGGTCATTGGCTCCGATCGATACGATGCCACCGTGGGCGCCGGTGTGGCGGGGATTACTTATTCGGAGTGGGCGCTTTCCAATCCGAGTGCTTGGGCTTACCACCGGCCGATGCTGGCGGAAAACAACGGCTGGGCAAGCTTCATAACCACGCCACGCGGCCACAACCACGCCAAGGCGATGTTCGATTACGCGATGACACGCTCGGAATGGTTCTCAGAGCTGTTGACCGCAGTCGACACGGGCGCGTTGTCTAGTGACGAGCTAGAGGAAGCTCGCAACGAATACATTGCTCTGCATGGCGAGGACATCGGTAGGGCGCAGTTTGAGCAGGAGTATCTGTGTTCGTGGAATGCTGCCATTCTAGGCGCGTTCTATTCGCTGGAGATGGTTAATGTTAGAAAAGAAGAGAGAATTGTCGATGAACTGTCACAAGACCTGGTTCGCCCCGTGCATCGAGCATGGG